ATGCTGATTAACGTGCCGGATGAACCGGCGTCACTGCCGCCACCGACGGTTTTTCCACGCCTGAGCAGCAGCCGGGCGAGGTACTGAATCAGCGCTATCTCCACGTCCGGGATGATGCACCTGTATGCATCAACGCCTGTCGCCGGAATAGAAGCAGAGCAGGCTTTTAACCGCTTTTATGCGCAACGTTTTCCAGCTCTTCGCGGGTTGGCCCCTGAAACCAGATGGAACTTATGTGACAGCTTCGCGGTTGAGTCAGCACAAAGTGAATTGTCTCCCATACAGAGCGTCCATTCATCAGGCGCTCACCCATTCTGGAGCCGTCGTCGAGAAATGGCTCAAGCCCCGTCAGTTCAAAATCCGGCGGATAAAGACCCGTAACACGAATGTTTTCTTCGAAAAGCTGCTGGGACAGTAAAGCTGCTGGGACAGTTTAGTGGTGAAACCGCTCAGACCCTGTTTACTGGCAAAAAAAGCAGGATGCGCAATGGAGTTCGTGAAACCCGGCATGCCGCAGGCAGTTTGTATGCTCTCCTCCCGCCAGGCGCTAAACTGACTTCGGCCTCCTCTCGCGCCAGCCACACGCAAAGTACCTGACCAAATCCCCTGCCACGACCTGTGATGGCCACTTTTTTTCCTCTAAGCGTGTCGTCCAATTCCATCACCGCATACACCGGCGGCACCGCGTCGGGATTCGCAGGCTTAATGGTCAGCCGCTTCACGTTGTTACGGGCGGCCAGCTGGTCCAGATCGCTGCCGATGGCATAGGCCAACATTGCCGCCTGCGCCGCCTCGTTAATACGCTGGCGCAGCAGGACTTCGTGGTAGATGCTCTCCTGCAGGTTTTTCACAATGGGTTCAAATTCCAGCGCCAGCACGCGGCGCATGGCAGCCTGTTCATCCGCTGGATAAACACAATCAGCGCCTCTTTGCGCTCAGCCAGCAGCGTTTCAAAGTTCGGCACCTCAATAACCTGCGGCGAGGACAGCTGAGAAAGGTCAATTACCGCCACTGTTCACCCCCGTTGGTACAGACATAGCAACCGGCGAGCCGTCAGCACGCTGGTCGGTAAGATCAACCTGCATAGAGCCGTCCACATTGAGCGTGATGTTTACCGAGGCCAGCCGGATGCGTGGCTCCCAGCGGCTCAGTGCGGTATAGGTGGCGGCCATTACTTTCAGTTCTGCGGCCATTCAATCATCGCGGACAGCAACGAACCGTAATCACGCCGGGCAATGCGGCTACCTTCCTGGGTGCTCAGGATGTCGCGCATGCTCTGCCGTATGTGGTCAATGTCGGTAATGGCTTCGCCAGTGTCGCGGTTCATGCCTGGGTACATCATTGCAGGCCTCCTTACATATCAGTGCCGGTTTTCATTTGGGCGTGTACGTGCTTATCAGCGATAACGCCGTTAAAACTCATAGAGCCGCCGCCGTGGGTCACATCGTCGTTCATTGTGGTGTCACTGTTGATCCGTGTCTGGCTGGCTTCTATCCCCAGCGCGCAGGTGATCAGCTGAATGCCGTCCTACGCCTCAATGGGCACGCTTTCAATATTCCTTATCAGCAGCTGGCCGTTTTGCGGCTCGCACTGAAACCAGCCGCCGTCCTTAAACACGGTAGTGGTGCCGTCTAACGAGTAGTCAGGCGGCGGGAAGGCTTCGGAATAGATGGCAGGTAGCGCAAAGGCAGTTTCGAGGTTGCCGCCCAGGCTCAGCAGCACGACCTGCTCCCCCACGGTGGGCTTCCACCATGTGCGTGTATTACCGGCACGCAGGGTGAGCCAGTTGATCCAGTTGGTTTCGAGGTCGCCCGTTTTCACCCGGCACAGCCAGTTCACCGGGTCCACTTCGGACACAATGCCGGTGCGGATCAGGTTGGTGATAAGGCGCATAATTTCAGTGAGTTTTGTATTCATACATCAATCCTCCCAGAAAAAAGGAGGATTAGTTAATAACTTAGATTGTAGGAACTATGACACAAATACTAGTTCCGTTTAGAGGTTAAATATTCTTTAAGTAAGGATAACTTAATTTTTAACTCAATAGCATGGCTCTGATAGCCGGTGCTAGAACCTATCATTAATCCCGTATATTTGGATTGGATTGAAACATTCCCTGCTGGGATGGATTTTAATATCGACTCAAGCTCCTTTAATAAGTTTTCGGGGACTGAACTCATAGTTATGACGAAATAATTTTCTTTAAGGTTTGATATGGCCTTTTCAAGGCTATCTTTATCCTGAGCACTCAACTTTAATATTTCAAAAATTTTCTTGATATTATCCGCTAACATATATTGATGTTCAAAATCAGATATTTTTAAGGCTAAATTATCGAAATTTGTTCTTAGAATACCTTTTCCGCCCACAGCACGCTGAATTGATTTAAATGCTACTTCAAGCTGGTTAGATTTATTTGCCTCTATCGAATTCAGGTTACACATCGGTTGTGGCAATGCACTGGGATGGATTCCTGAATGACAAAAAGGCATGGCTGGAATTTCCCCATTACCGCTGTCTTCGCTAATAGCACTGCGAGACCAGACAGCACCTAATTCAAAACTTATCCATGGTCTCTTAACGGATTTAGGGCTAATCAGATAAATTGCAGCAATAGACTTTGTTAATCCTTTTCTAATCGCATTCAGGAAGTTACTACCGATTGGTATGGACGAACCATCTGATGAAACAAATACCGTTACGAATCCAGAAAACTCATTTTCAATTGCCTCTTGCAATAAGATTGCAAGCTCCTTCTCCTCGTGAATATGGGAAAGGAATATCATTTTTTCTGCCATATTTAGTCAATCTCCAGTGAAATATCAATTTTCTAACATCACTGAATTTAATGTTTTTCTTAATATTTATCCACTGACTAGCCCAAAATCCAACGAAGCAGAGTTTCACGCACCGTGCTTTCCACATCACCGTTCACGCCCAGCAGCGGACGTTCTGCATATTTCACTATCGGGCCGCGACGGCTTACCCGGTCCCGCAGGCCGTAGTGATGGACGCGGGCCAGCTTCTGCACTCCCGGAACAAAGGCAAATTCAGCAGCGTCTAAACCCGCCTGCGCCTTCAGATACTTTGTAGTTTTCAGCTTCGCAAACATGCCGCGACGGATGCGCCCCTTTTTGCTGCGGGCGGTTACGCGACGCGGCTCCCATGCGGTGCCGTCCGGGGAACGCTGCGCGGTGATGTTTGCCTGCTGAATCCGGCGCACGTCGCGCGCCACCTCGCGCAGCATTTATTTGTGGGCCACTAGTTCCAGCTTCGACAGCCAAAGAGACATCTTTTCGTTAGTGCTATTTCAGTCGACAAGCCGTGTGGAAAAGGTTTGAAAGTATGCCCAACGTTTTTTCATGACGGCACGGCATAATAATAAAATAGCTTTATTCGATTTTGTACATGATGACAAAAAATTCACTGAGTGGATGCTATGCTTGTTAAATATTAAGCGGATAATTATTATCAGGTTATTTATATGAGACTTTATTTTTTACCGCTGATTTAGTCGCTGGCTGTCATTTAAGTATCATGATTATGTTTTATGTAACACCTGGAAATAACGCTACACGCTATAAAAACGAATGAAACATCAAAATCAGCTTTTGTGAGTATATTTCCAGACGTGACTTACGGTAGTTTAAGTCACAACGACTTAATACCTGCTTTACGCAATGCGTTTCCGGTTCTGTTAATGCGTTCAGGATTATTCTGAAAAAGGAAGGTGCCCGCTTTGTCAGTGATGACCCTGACCGCGCCGCGCCAGTCATATAATCTGAATAACCATACACTGTAAGTGACTTAATAAAATTTCATGGCAGACATGCTTATTAACCGGCTCCTGCCTGCTATGGCTTATATCGCGTGTTCTGCGCTCAGATTTATGATTTTTTTCCCACGCGCTGCGCTCAACTCAGAGCTGACAGCGTCCCATTACTCAAGCCAAGAGGATTTATTATGTCGGCATCTGTGATTAAAAACGCGCTTAAAACGACAGCTTTAGCAGCAGTCGTCATGGCCGGTTTACAGGGCGCTTCGTTTGCCAAAGAGCAGCCTTCTCAGATAATCCCTGATTCAGCTTCAGCCGGAAGCGTATCTGTAAAAAAACCGGGGGCTACTGTTGATGCAAGCGCGGTAAAACTGGCCGCCTGGCATCACCATCTGGAGATTAACAAAAGCTGTGACGATCCGTCACTGGGTGTGGGTTGCGGAGATGGCGACGCATAACGTCTGAAAAGTGCAGACACCTTGCAGAGGTGTCTGCACTGATGTGCATCAGATAAAACATTCTGCCTTCGGCCCCATCGCCTCACTCCATCATTTACGCCGGCCTTGTCAGCATCTTAAATTCGTACTGAGTGTTATTTCAGAGGTGCTCAGAGAAGAAACGTATCCGCGATTTTAAAAAATCCTCGCTATAAATGTCA